ACCTGCGGCTCTCGGTAAAGTATGAATATTAAAATCTAACCAGGCAGTACGAGATAATGTGCCTATATCCCAAGTTTTTTCGGCATAGTTGTATTTAACGTATTTGTCATTTTCTTCCGAACTAGCAGATGGGTAAAACCAAAATATCTCATCAAACATTTTATTTGACCCTGCCACAATCTTTTCGCTTTGATCAATATTAATATCGTCAAAAATATGCCGTAACACAGTGCAAGGTATAATAGATAGGCGACCTGCATACACATAAAAATTTTCTGTGCTCATCCAAAATACGCTATCTGCTACTGTGGTCACAGCATTTGGACCTATTAAAAATGTATTACTAGCTAATAAAGTAATGCCAAAAGTATTAGGTGGTCCTAAAAATTTCATAGAATGAGTATTTACATCAGTATAAATTAATATTTCTTGCTTTGTTTTTACCGCACGAATTATTTCTGAACCAGAAGATATAGTCAAACCACCTGCTGTATTAGTAATTCTTGGTGTCCACACAAAAGGATTTTCTTGATCTGAGAATCTTACATGTAATGGATTGCGTATTGCCGAACCTACTTCATTGCATCCAAAAGCTAAAACGTGTCTATCTTCAGTAGAAACCATAATTTGCCTGACTATTGTTGGTGCATCTGAAGCACCAGATTGAGATGCTAAATCAGTAGCTCTTGTGCCTGTTGTTAAGGTTCTATCCCAGTAATAAGGTGTGTTGTCTTTAGCGTTAAATATTAAATCTTCACCAAAATTATCTTGAAACCATAATCGCAACTGTAAGTTAGAACTGGTGTTGTCTGATAAATTACCCCAACCAGAAAAACTATTTGCTAAAATAACTGTATCACCATCACTATGAGATGCGTTGGCAGTTGTAGGAGAAGTCCTATCTGTACCACTATAAACACTAGTGCCTCTAGCAGAACGAGTTAAATCACTTAATGTAGCCGTTGATACAGTGTCATATAAAATTAATTCATTATTAATTTTTATTAATCCTAATAATTTTACAGCTGCACTACTGCTTGCTGTAGCAGCTGTGGTGCCATCTGCACCTCTGGTTAAACCACTAAAAGTGTTATTAGCATTCTCAGTATAAATAATATTTTCACTACCAATTTTTATTGTGCCTCTTGCTGGAAAACTAGAGCTATCGGCCACTCCAATAGTAGCACTAGACACTTCAATATCGGCTGATAAAGTTGTGTCTGACGGTAAAGCAAAACCCGTAATACTAGTTAAAGTAATTGTAGTAGCACTATTGCTAACTGCACCATTTAAAGTGGTTGCTGCGACATCTTGTAAATTACCGCCATATAAACCAGCACTCCAACCAACGCCACCTACTGCTGAAGTAGATCCTGTTGTTAATTCATATTTAGCTGTTACTGTACCGCCACCTGTGCCAGCTCCAGATGCTACATCACCTGTGTCTATTTTATATTGTGATGAACTTAATACTTCGGTAATACGATGATTAGTATTTATGGCAGAAGCAGCTACACCTTGAAATGTACTTGCACCTGAGAAAGTAACATAATCTCCTGTTGACGCACCATGAGCCGTGTCTGTTACAGTTAACACAGAGCTACTACTGGTAGAAGTAAAAGGATTAGAAAGACCTGTTTGTGTATCACGAAGAGGAGTTATATCAAAATAGTCACCACCTTCTTCGATTAAAAATTTATCACTGGTTCCTGTACCCATAAATTTAGAACCATCTAAAGCAACCCAACTAAACAAAGAACGAACTGTGCCTAATATAGTAGAGGTACTTAGTTTTAACCAACCACCCAATTTTTCAGCACGGCCTTTACGAAAACGTATTAAACTAGAATCAAACCAACCCATCTCATTTGCATAAGATGTGCTTTCTTTATTAACACCTGGTCTAAATTGTAATTTTACTAATGGCATTATAGTCTCAATAATAAAGTAATAATTACACCCGCCATGCCTGTTAACAACGCAAACGTGTGTTGTCTAATATTTCTTTCTATATTATCCAATCTATTAAATACAGTCTTATCTCGCTCCTCTGAACGAGCTACGTGAGCTTCTAATTTTGCTCCAACATCGTGTACTTTTTCATCTATATCTTTCATATTACTCAGGGTTAGCAATAGTTAAATTACCAGCAGTAACTTCTCTTTGAATTGCAATGTAATCACTATTTCTAGGATCGCAAGGAACTGCAATATCTCTGCCATCAAGTGTGCATTTAATAATTTTTTTAGTTGGGCCACCTTCATACAGTTGACTCTCAACATATTGTGCGTTTGCGTATGTTGCCATTTTTTAAACTCCTAATTCGCATGATACAAACCAACGAGCAATTCCACCTTGACCTTCTCTTAAGAAAATTATAACTTGTCCTCCGTTGGGTATGCTTGATGAATATTCAACTACAAAATAAACCCCATTTTGACCAATTCCAACAGTGTCTATTAAAGTAAAACCCGTAATAATACCTGTTCCATTTGAAACTACAAATGTACTAGATTGGTCAATTGTCGGCGTAGCACGGAACGGAACTGGATTATTTAAGTGTATTCTCGCACCCGAACCTGACATATTATGACCATTTGCAATAGGGCCTTCATTAGCTGAGTCATCAGAAGTTTCTACCCAACCCCTAAAATATCTAGCACATTTTAACCAAGTCGTAGAATAATCTTCATGCACATACTCAGTCGCAGTGCTACCTACTTCTAATTGCACTTGACTAATAAAAATATTTTCGCCAGTGGATAATCCAGTAGTGGTGTTAGAAAATATATAAACACCTACAT